CTGCGGACAGAGCACGCGTAGGACGAAGACCCGCCCATGACGGAGCGCAGCCACCAAGTGACGCGACCTCCCGCGATGCGGCTTGCTGTGTCGGTGAAGATGGGGAACTGGCTATCGAAGCCCACAGAGTAGCCCTTGCTGCCCCAGACCGGGCACCCGTAAACCTCCATCTCTGAGGGCGACCAAATCTTGCCCAAGTCCGCCCAGCTCCAACCGCTTGCTTCCGTAAGCTTCTCCGAAGACGAATAGCGCTCTTCGAGAAGCACGCGCTGCGCCAGAATCGCGCTCTGAAGCGTTGAGGGAAGCGCGGGGAGGAAATCGTTGATCTCCCAGTCGTGGAGCTTCGAGCACAAGTAGGGGTGCTTCTCTTCGGCGGTGCCGTTGTTGTCGTTCGTCTCGCGCCACTGAAGGTAGCTCGTGTTGGATGCCTTGTCGCCCTTCACGGTGACGGGCGCGAGCGGCACCATGACGATATGGTGCCCCTTCGCGGTGTCGCCGCAGTTGTAATACTGGTCGATAGCTCCGATGCGGTAGCGCACAGTCTGCGAGGGTACGTTGTCGCCTTCGGAAACCGGAACGTCGATGTAGTCGCCGATGCGCAGCCCCGCGAAGTTCGCGTTTCGGGCTCGGTTGCGCAGCCACGTGTAAATGTCGGTGCTTCCGATCTCGTTAGCGAAGACCGAAGCGAGCGAGCGCCCGCTGTAGGAGTTGATAGCGTGCTGGCGGTCGTATTCCTCGGCGGTCGTTACCGCGTTCGCGGTGTTCCGCGCCGACGTGTCCTTTACGTTGTAGGCGGTGCCGTTGATTGAAAACTGCGACAAATCAGCCATTGATAGTCTCCCTTCTTAGTTAAGCGTCGCCGTCTCGCCGCTCACGGTCGCCTGAGCGACGGTTACGGTCTCGCCAGAAAGCGCGGTGCGTCTGTTGGTGGGCATGTACGCCGTTTCGCCAAGGACTATGTAGCCGTCCTGTAGCTCAACAAGCGCCGTCGCGAGCGTCGCGTTCTCTTCGCGCAGCTCTTGAACCTCGTCATCTGAGGGCGGCTCGATAGAAGCGATAGAGTTTGCGATGTTAAGCGCGTTCTGAGCGGCAGCGGCGGCATCCTCCGCCGCGCCGTTTGCCGCGGCAGCGGCGGCGTTGGCGCTTGAAGCGGCTGTGTTCGCCGCGCTCGCGGCGGCGTTGGCGTTGGATGTTGCCGCGTCGGCGTTATGCTTGGCGGCGTTGGCGGCTGATGCCGCGTTGTTCGCAGCCGTGGTCGCAGCGTCGGCGTTCTGCTTGGCGGCGTTGGCGGCGGATGCGGCGGTGTTTGCGGCAACTGCCGCGTTGTTCGCAGCCGTCGCAGCGCTGTTCGCTGTGCTCGCAGCCGTGTTTGCCTTGCCAGCGGCGGTGTTCGCCGCGCTCGCTGCGCTGTTGGCGTTCTTTACCGCCGTCTCTCCACGGTCGATGAGGTCTTGCACGGCATCGTCCCAGTTCTGCGCTGGCTGCTGGCCGTCAAGAGCGCTTCGCATGATTTCGATAGCGAAGCGCTCCGTTGAGTACGTCGCCCCGCTCTTCGTGATCGTGAAATATGCTTCGTCTGTGTAGCCGGGAACGCTGCAAAGCTTCGATTCGTCAACCGTGATGGTCGCCGCGTTACCGCTCACCGAGCACTGGCCGCGATAGTAGTTGCGCTTGTTCGGAAGCAACACGACAAGCCATGCGGTAGCGCCTGAAAGCGCGAACTCAGCGCCGTTGTCATAGATAAGCGCCTTGATTGTGGTTCCGCCATCGTCGCCCTGACCAACCTTTATGCAGGTTCCCGCCCCCTCCTTCGATATATCGAGTTCAAGCGTCCGTGTGTTGCTCATCACTTGCCGCCTTCCTCGCTGGTTCCGTATGCGAGCGCGCGTAGGGATTCGAGCGCTTCGGCGAAGCTCATAGCAGACCGCGCATTGCTAGACACGGGCTGCACGTCCGCGCTCGCGGCGACGGCTGGCACGCTCGCGGCCAGAGCGTCGAACACATCGACAACCGCCTTCATGCGGTCATCGACGTACAAGGGCTTAACGAGAGTGAAGGGCTGATCGTCGTTGATTGGCTCCTTCACGTCTTCTGGCTGCACGACGGTTCGGTTTCCCTCTTCGTCAACCGCAATGAAAATCATTCCGTTGCTCGCGGCGCGGTTGATAAGCTCTTCGTCGTACTCGGTCACCATCGCTTCGCAGTTTCCTATCGGGTCGTGCAGCATGTGGTAAAGTGTCTTGCTCATCGTTCCTCCTAGTCGAAGTTGCATACCGTGCAGAAGCCGTCTACGAAGTCGATGCTTCGCGTCGCGTTCCACCATGTAATCGTGCCGTCGCCGTCATCCTGAATCTTGCTGATGTAGTGCAGCGTGCAATCTTTCGTGATTGCATGCGTCGTTGTGGTGCTCTCGCTGCTTGATGCGGCGGCGGAAATAAGCGGCGTGGTAATTCGTATATGCTGTTTTCCCGTCAACTGAAGGCCGGTTGTTTGCTGTCCGGTGCTCACGTTTCGCATGTGGGCTGAGAAGTCGATAGTCCCGATCTGCGTTCCGTTTTCGTATCCTGTTATCTCGCCGCTTGCAAGTCGGATAAGGTTTGAAGCAGAACCGCACTCGAACGTACCGTTAGCGTCGATGTTGTTTGCCGTCATGTAATTCGTCGTGAGCGTTCCGGTATTTAGATTCCATGTGCTGCGTCCGTATCTGTCGCTGATGATGCCAGTTTCAATGTAGTTGGCATTGATGTAGAGCAGACCTCCGCTGAGGTAGATTCCCTGCGTCTGTCCGTTATTGGTCAGCTTGTTGAATATGTCGCGTTGCGTCTGAGCATCGACGGCTGAGCTTGCCGCGTCATCGGCGATTTTCTGAACGGTCTTTCCTCCAACCTCCGTACTTGCGGAAAGCGAGAACTCGCCGCTTGTCAAATCCCAGCGGTTTTTGCCCTTCTCGTCGGTCAGAAGACCGGCGCGCACGCGCTCGGCTCTCATGGTTCCCGTGTTGATCGCGTCGGCGCTCACCATAGCGCCTGTCAGGAAGGTTCGCCAGTCCCATTGACCGTCAGAAGCGAGGTTCGCGGCAAGTCGCATGCCCATACCGTTAATGTTGACAGCCCACATGCCCGAAGTCGCTTTGACCGGCAAGCCCGTTTCAGCGTCGATGGGTACATTGCTCCACATCGTGCCAAGCTCGAATGTCTCGACCTTATAGGTTCCAACGGCGTTGAACTGAGCGTTTAGCGCGGCCTGAAGCTGCTGAAGCCACGAAACCGACGTGCCCGCCGCAGCGTCATAAATTGCGTTCTGCTGGCTGTTGCTCTTTAACGCGTTGCTCACGCTCTGCCACATGTCGGCCATGTTGTCAGTAAGAGTGCCGAACGTAACGGTAGCGTCGCCGGTGAGCAAGTCGCGCTCAATCTGAGACACGCGGCCATGAAGGCGCACGCCCTCGGCAGAAAAGCCCTTGTCGATGATCGCAACGTCATCACCAACGCCTACGCCCTCCCACGAGCGCCCGAAGGCGTATAGGTCGATAACCGAAGCGGTGTATGTTACTTTCGGCTCCTTCACCTGACTTAGGTATTCCCGCGTCTCCTTCAAGAGCTGCGCCGCGTCCTCGCACTGCTCGTTGACGTATGACGCGACAGCGGGCAGAATGCCGCCCGTGCCGTCAGGGTGCCCCCAAACGGCGGTTGCGTCGGCATCCTCCACGTAGTCTTTGCCGCCGTTGATATCGCCGAAGGTGAGACGGCGACCGTAGCCGCCGCCCTCCGTCTCAACGCCCTTGCCATAACCGTAGACGCGCGTCTTCGGGTTGTCGCTCGCAACAGAGCGCTTGACGGAAACGAGGTCTTTAGTCCATGTGAACCGCTTTGCGCTGTTCTGGTTTCCGCGCTTCGCGCGCACGCCAACGCGGCGGCTAACGATGCTCGCGCCGTCGTGGACGATGAGCGTTTCAAGCTCGCCGCCCCACGTCTCGACGATTCCGGCCAGCCCCTCGCGCACGCTCTCATGGTAGAAGGTGCGCGAAGCGGTGCCGCCCTGATCGCACGTGCCAACCTCCCAGCGCGTGTCAGCGAGGATTGACGCGAGGGCTACCGCAACGCTGCCGGAAGGCCGCTTATCGTCCAGCCAGTCATCCCACGTCTCGTTAACCGAGTTGATGCATACGGCTTGCGTTTCAGGCGCGCCGTCATCGTCGTGTACTCGGTCGATGGTGTCAACGATGTGTTCGTGGCAAACGCCCCGAAGGTCAATCCAGACTACGCGGTCGCCCTTCACGAGGTCTTCGGCGCACGTGATGTTCAGCTCGTCGGTTCCGTCCAGCGCGTCGGTATGCGTCGCAGCGCTCACCGTGAGCCGCCCAAGATTGTCGCCCCAACGGCTGAAGCGGGTGAAGCCTATGCGTCTAATTAAAGCCATCGTTCCACCCACTCTAGTACCGCCGTGCCGCTGGTGATGTTCAGGTGGCACCGCCCGCTTATCTCGAAGTAATCAGAATCAATCGTTACCGGCGCGGTCTGGTTATTGACCGTCGCGTGCTCGGTCGCCATGTCAAGACGTATGGTGCTCGAAGACGTGAGCGGCGTATTGACAGCCACGAACTCGCCGGTATCGACGTTCGTAATCCTCCACGTGCTGCCAGCGGCGGGCTTCGCCGTCACTTGCAGGTGAGCGGGGCGGTTGCCGCCAGCGTTGACGTAGACGTTGCCCGCCGAAACCTCCACGCGGCGCTTCTGTCCGTAATAGTCGGGGTCGCCGATGTGGAAAGTCACGGTGGTTGTCGGGCAATCGTCCGTGATCTCGTCTAGGTCGGTGCTGCCGCTCACGATTGCAAGCAGATAGCGCGTCGGGTCATCGGGAAGGTAGAGCGGCGCGGGTTCGTCAGTCCAGAGAGCCGCCGCGAGCTTGTGCCGCATCTCCGCGACCTCGCGGCGGTCTTCAGTCCTAAGCCAAATCTCAACGGGAAGGTCGTAGCCGCCACGGTAGGCGCTCTTGAAAACCTCGCCATGCCGCCCCGGCACGCTCTCGAACGTCGCGTTGACGGTCGCCATGATGGGGCGGCGCACCTTGCAGTAAACCAGCTTCGATAGGTCGGTGCCGTTAAAGATGATTCGGTCGTGCTGGTTCCTAGTCCGTCTAAGTTGCAACTGGCACCCCCCTTTGCTTCAGCTTGCTTGCGATGCCAGCGCCGATCTGCTGGCCTGTCTCGTATGCGTCCACGCCGTCAGCTACCGTGGCGTAAACCGTCACGGCGACGCTAACTGGCTGGCTCGGCGTGTCGGCGAACCGCGAGAAGGCGCGGTTGACCGACGTTTCGATGAAGCCTTGCAACTGTTTCTCAGGTGCGATGAACTCGCCGCCAGCTTCGCCAACGCCGACGATTGAAGGCTCATCGAAGTAGCCGCCGCGCGCGTACCAACTGATGCTCACGCTTGGTAGCGAAATCGGGCCAAACTCGTTCCAGCTCACGTTGAAGTGCGGAAGCTTCGGCTTCGGAATGCTGATCTTGATTCCGCCAAAGGCGTTCATGATCTTCTGCGGGATGCCGGAAATCGCGTTCCACGCGCTTTCAATTGGGTTCTCGATGAAACCCCTGATGCCGTCGAAAACGCCTTGCACCTTCGAGCCAAGGCCGGGGAATCCCAGCTTGTCGCCGATGCGGTCAGCGATGCTAACAGCCGTGCTCTCGGCAGCGTCAAGCTTCGTGCTTATGTTGTCCTTGATCGCGTTGAACGCGTTTGCCGCTTGGCTCTTCGCCGTCTCCCAATCGCCGTTCATCGCGGCTTGCAGAGCGCCAGCCGCCGAGCTTCCGACGGTCTGAGCCGTGTTCATGTCGTTCTGAACCGTGGAAGCGATTTGCCCGAATGCCGAATCGGTGTTGCCGGTTAGGTTGTTCCACCAGTTAGAGACGCCCTCAACAAGACCGCCGCCGAACTCAAGCGCGGTGTTCTTGATGTTCGACCACGCATCGGAAGCGCCCTGCTTCAGGTTCTCCCAAGTGTCGGAAGCTCCTTGCTTCAACTGCTCCCACTTCTCGCCAACGCCGGTGCAGAAGTCCGAAACTCCGGTGCTGACCTGTTCCCAGATTCCGCCCCAGAACTCAGGCACGCCAGCGAAGAAATCCTGCACGGCTTGCCACTTCTCCGAAATCCAGCCTGTGAAGTCAGACCACATCTGCTTGCCGGTTTCGGTCTGCGTGAAGAACCACGTAAGGCCAGCAACGGCAGCGGAAACGGCGGCAACGCCAAGGCCGATAGGGTGCGCGGCGATAAGCCCGGTGAAGCCCGTCCAACCGCTAGATAGCGTGCCGGTGAGCATGGTTCCCAGACCGCCCGCCTTGCTTACGATGTTTGTAAAGCCGGTTCCTATCTTGCTCAGAAAGCCCGTGTCGCCCATGAGCTTCTTAGCGCCGCCCCAAAGCTCGCCAGCGGTCTTGAATGCGCTTCCCACGCCCTCTGCGGCTTCCATCGTCTTACCAATGGCGGTAGTCACGCCGCCGAACGCGACGGCTCCCAGAGCGAGGTTGTTAACAAGCGTCTGCTGCTCTGGCGACAGGCTCTTGTACCAGCCCGTGACGGTTTCGAGCGCGGGCGCGAGCGTGTTAAGAAGGCTCGTCCCGATCTCGGTTACGGCGGTCTTGACTGGCATTGCCGCTTCGCCGAGTTCCTGCATGCTCTGGTTCATCTCGTTCTGCGCATCGCGCGAAGCGAGAAGGTCTTTGTTCGTCTCTTGGTACTGCTGCCCCGCTTCGCCGAGAAGCCCGTTGAGCGTTTCGGTGATGAGCGTAGACCGCTCTTGCTGGTCGCTGCACGACGCGAGGGCGGCGTTGAACGCGTCTTCTTTCGTCTTCCCCTCGGCTATCGCCTGATTGAACGCGGACTGAGCCGCCGAGTTTCCAGAAAGCGCGGCGCTCCACTGGTCGGCGGAAATCTTCGACCAATTGAGGGCATCGGATAGACCGGAAACGGCCTGCCCGGTGGAAGCGGCCTCTTGGGCGCCCTCGGCAAGGTTGGTGATAGGTAGAGCGTCGCCGAACACCGCGAACGCGCCAGCGGCAATGTCTGTCCACTGTTGAAGCTCTTGCTCGTTGGTGGTTAGGCGCGCCAAGTTCTGCGCCGCTTCTGTCGCGGTGTCTTCCTCGCCAAGGATGCGGTAGAAGCTCGAATAGACGCTTTGCGCCGTCTCGGCGGTGCTTCCCGCCTGAGTGAACGCAACTTCGAGCTGACCGCTGCGCTGTATGGCTTCCTCTTGGCTCGATGCAAGGCCGGTAAGCGCGCCAGCAGCACCGATGATGCCGCCAGACAAAGCGGTTCCTGCGCTCGAAACCTTAGACCCTGCATTTGAAATAGCGTCGGCGTTGTCCTCGATGGTCTGGCCGAGCTTGCCAAGCGCTGTCTTCGAGCCTTCGGCCTGTCTCGTCGTGTCCGCAAGCTCGCTGCCGTAGCTGTCAAGCTGGCGCTCGCACTGCATGATCGCGCGCTTCAGGCTGTCGTACTGCCGTTCTTCCTGAGCGGTGAGCTGCGCGCCGCTCTGTTTCTTGCTCTCTAGCTGCGCGAGTGCTTGCTTGTAAGCGTCAAGCTTCTGCTTCGTCTCGCCGTATGCCGAGTTGAGAGCCTTTACCTTCTGCTCTAGCAGCTCGGTGTTGCCGGGGTCGAACTTAAGCGCCTTGTTGATATCGCGCAAGTCGCTTTGGGTGTCGCGCGATGCCTGCTGAACCTTCTTCAGGGCGCTTTGCAGCTCGGTAGTATCGCCGCCGAACTTGATAACAAGCCCCTTGTAAGTGACCGCCACGTAATCACCCCTCTTCGGTTGTCAAAGTCCCATGAGTGCTTGAAGCAACGCGCCCTCGCGGGTGCGCTGCCGTCAAGAACTCACTTCATGTCACGTCATGACCAGAACGCGGCTTCGGCCTTGCGCGCCTTCTCGTCCTCGTCGTAGTGCGCCGCAGCGTCGGCGTAGAAAGCGTTGATCTCCAACAGGTCTTGAACCTGCCGGTAGCTCATCATCTGAAGGTCTGATAGCGTCAGGCCGCATTGCTGGCAGTTGTAGATGTATCGCGCGTCGCACGCGTCGCTAAGCTCGCTTGGCAGCGGCGGCGCTTTCCTCTTCGGCGGGCGCGGCTTCCACGTCCTCTTTCGCCGAAGGAAAAAAGTTGTCCTCGACAATGCGCATCACGTCGGAAGCCCAACCGTCCTTGCGCTCCAAGTTATACGCGTCCGATGGGAAGGAAGAAACCCACTCATCGAATCCGGTATCGAACTTCGGCGTTGCGGTCTTGATGCACGCGTAGAAGATTTCGAGCAGCGGGACGATAGCGGGCACGTCGCTAGTCATGAGAGAACCGGCGATCTTAGAAACCGCATCCGCAATGTCCTTCGGGCGCTTCCTTCCGCCCTCGACAACCTCATTGAAGCATCGAGAATAGGCAATCGGTGTGAACGCGTTGAAGGTCGCTTCGTAGCTATTATCGCCAACCTTGATAAGCATTCGCTACCTCCTAGTCGGTCGGTTCGGTCTTGTGTGCCAGCTCGATATTGACCGCATCAAAGAAGGTGTCGTAATCGGCAAGGCCGGTGAAGCTGTCGTAGCCACTCGTGCGAATGTCGGTGGCGGGGATGGTAACGGGTCGCCACGTGAACGGGTAATCGAGCTGCGTAATCTCCGGCGTGTCCTGAACGGTGTTAAGCTCCTGCGTCGGCTTCGAGAGCTGGCACATGAGAAGGCAGCGGCGGCGACCGAGCACGTGCCCCGGCTGCTCGCACATGAAGGCGAACTTCTTTGGCGTGCGGTCTGCGCTCAGGATGGTTCGCCCGTCCTGCGCAATCTCGTAGCCCACGAGGTCTGCGATGAGCTGGCGAAGCTCTGCCGTTCCCTCGGTGTCGTAGAAGCTCATGGTGCCGCTTCCACCGTTGTCCTGCTGCTTGTCAAGCCAAGGCTCGTTGTCGGCGTAGCTGGTCGCCGTCTCAACGGTCGGCTCCATGCTGATAGCGACTGTGCCCGCGACGTGCACGGGGTCTTCGTAGGTAAGCGCGTCTTCGTCGGTGCAGATCGCGAAATGCGAGTTCTTCACGCCGAAGAATCCGTTTCGTGCCATTTGTTCTCTCCTAACTCTCGGCGACGTTCACGGTGAACGCCGCTTCGGTAAGCTCTTCTGAATCAATCTCTGTGATGCCAAGCGTGTAAGGGCACTCGGCGGCTTCGAGCGCGGCGCGTATGTGCTTCTCGGTCGCGTAGTCCCGGTGCCGCGTGTAGAGCGCGATATCGTAGGGCATCCACGAAAGGTAGGTGTTGTTGTCCGCATAGGCCGCTTCGTTGTACCCAGCAACAAGGCAGATGAAGGGCGGCGCGGGTTCCTCTCCGTCCGCGAAGCGCTGGTTAGCCCACGGTATACCGAGCGAATCGAGAATGCCGCAAAGCTCGTCTAGCCCAATCATCTGCCATCGCCCCCCATGTCCGCGAACTCGCGCGCCACCTGGTCTGCCACCTCGGCGATAACTCCGTCGCCGGGAACGTCGCCGTAATACTCGCCGGTCTGGTTCGTGATCTTATGGCCGTTCTCCAGAAGGTGCGTTAGCTGGTAGCGTCGGTTGTGCACGGTGCATTCGGTGCCCGTATCGTCGGTCGTAACGTCGGCCTTCCAGCCCTTCTTGTAAGCGCCGGTGCGAACCTTGCTCTTCTGCTTCAGGAGCTTCACCGCGCGCCTTCCGGCTTCCGCCGAGTTCTCCGCGAGCGCGGAAACGTTATCGTCCACGCACTCTTTCATGCAGCTTCGTATGAAACGCTCGATGCTCTGCTCAGCCACGGTCGCCCACCACCTCTGCGAGCGTCAGCCGCACGAAGTCGGGGCTTGACCTGTCAACGCGCGCAACCGTGAGCCGCGCACCATCGAACTCGACTAGCCGCTCCCCGTTGTAGGCGCTCTTCCGAATCTGCAACACTGCTTCGGGGTGGATGCCAGCGGCAGCGGCGGCGTAGTAGGCGGCATCGCCCATAGAGAAGACGTTGCAGAAGACCTTGCGCTTCGTCTCCTGCACCTGCTGCACGCCGTATTCGTCCTTCTTGACGGCCTTAGTTATTAGCTGGCACGTGCCAGCCCACATGCTCATGACGCGCCCCCGAACTCCGAGCTTCCGCGCATCATGGTAAGCAGCTCTTCGAAGCTCTGAGCAAGGCGGTCGGCATCGGGGTTGTCCATGCCGAAGTTCGCCTTGCAGTAGACCTTCACCGCGAGCCGAACCGTGCCGTTCGAATCGTCGGCGGCTACGGAATCGGAAACGCCGCCCGCGCGCATCGCGGCGCGGGCGGCTTCGATGAGGTCTTCAATCTCGGAGTCAAAGTCGGTGCAATCGGCGGGAATCCTCAGCGCTTCGCGGCACGCGTCAAGCATCTTCGGCTTCTCTGCCATCGTGGCACCTCCTTACTAAGCCTTGGTGCCGATGGTGAGCTGAACGAAGCCCTCCGGGACGGCAAGGCCGCCGTCATAGAGCATGTAACCGTCAATGGCAGTGTTCCAGCTACCGTCGGTGAGCTTGACCGCCTCGACGGTGGGGCCATCAAACATGTTGCCACGGAACAGGTCGGGGTAGCCGATCATGATAATTCCATCGGCCAGCCCCTCTTCGCGCTTGACGATGCTTCCGAAGATTCGACCTTCAACGGTCGGGTCTTCGTCCTTCTCGTTGACGAAGTAGGCGCGCTTGTTCGCATCCTCTACGGCGGCAATCTGGTTCCAGATGGTCTGCTGGTTGGCGTAGACGCGCGCGCCCTTGGGCGTGGGGTTGCCAAAGGTCTTCAGAAGGCCAAAAGACTTCAGGAAGTCTTCCTTGGCAAGCGTTCCTGCGGTCGCGCAGCTAATCTTGTTGCCGGAAGCCATGCCAAGCGTCCCGTCAACAAGGCGGGCAAGCACGATGCCGTTTGCGGCAACTCCACAACGGGCGCTGACCTCGCGGGTGATGTAGTTTCGGAAGCTGTCAATGCTCTGAATCATCATCTTGCGGGACAGCGTGACGCGCTTCTTAATCTCGTCGCCAGTAAGGGTGATGCGGTCAAAGTTGTTCTGCTCATCGTCGGTGGGAGCTACGCCCTCATTGGTCTTCGCAGCATCGCCCTTGTCGATGCTCTTATGGCGGATAAGCTCATACTGGTTGCGCATCGTGTCGCGGGTAACGTCGCTGAAAATTGCGGTGCTGTTGTCGATAAGAGCGATAATCTCGTTCTTCAGCTCGACGGGCACCACCTCATCGGTGTTCGCCGTGGTGACGGTGTAGGCGGCGCGCTGCTCAAGATGCGCGAGAGCGGAGCGCTCGGCATCCGTAAGATCGTTGCCCTCGGTCAGGCGAACGCCCATCTGAGACGCAAGGCGCTTCAGGAAGCCGCGCGTCTCGGCGGCGCGGTAGTCGGTAACGTCGCGCACGTCGGCGACGCTTCCGCGCGCGGTCGCGGAGCTTCCCAGCGGCACGGTATCGACCTGCCGTGCGGCACCGCTCGCAATGGCGGAGCGGGCGGCTGCGACTGCGGCGGCGCGCGTCTCGCGGTTCTTCTCTGCGGCTGCGTTGCGCTTCTCGATCTCGGCGGTAAGCTGGCTCATGCGCTCTGCGTCCTGCTCGGTAGGCTCCTGCGCGGTTCCGTCCTCTGCGGGCGCGTCGTACTTCTCGACAAGCGCCTTCAGCTCGTCCACAAGCTCCTGTGTGGTCTTGTTCTCGTCTCCCATTTTCTAAACCTTCCTACTCTCGACGATTGCCAGTGTTGCGCGGGCTTTTGCCAGCGCGTACTTACGGCGCGCAAGCTCCTTGCGCGACTGCTCAATCACTCCGTTGAGCAGGTTTCTTGCTGAAATCTCGGTATTGGGGTCTGCCGGAAGGCTGACGGCTGAAACGTCGTAAACCTTCTTGACCCTCGTAATGGTCGTGGTCTTGCTGTCCCGGTCGTACTCGTCAGCTCCCACGCTGAACGCCCACGACATGCGGGTTACAAGACCGTTGGAAATCTCTTCGTAAAGGTCGCGCGCAGCCTGAGAGCCGCTAAGGTCTGCGGCGATGAAAAGGCCGTGCGCGTCAGGCTCGACAACAAGCGTGCCGTTACTCATGCGGGCAAGAACCTTGCCCTCGTGGTCGTACTGCATGATAACGTCGCTCATATCGGCATCTTTGAACGCGTCGGGGCTGATGATCTCGCGGTATTCGTTGCCGTCCCAGTCCTCAAAGAGCACGTATGGGTCGTTGAACGTCGAAGCGTATCCCTCAACGTAGAAATCAGTATCGAGCCGCTTATTGTCGCCATCGCCAGCGGCGGGCGCGAGCGGCGAAGACAGAATGCGGTATTGCCGCTCACTTGGTTTTGCTGGCATCGTCTACCTCCTTTTTTCCGTCTCCAACGCCGCTGCTCGCGTCGATAGCGGCGATATTCGCGTTTGTCTGCGCCGCTTGCGCGGCCTGTTCCGACGTGTGCTCGCTGATGAGTGCAAGGTCGATATATTCGCCGCGTATGACGTGGCGTTCGCCGCCCTCGTAGTGCGCGGATTGGAACACATCGGCAACCTGATTGCCGTTCCAGATTCCACGGTCGAACAGCGCGACGGCGACGTTAAGCTTCGTCGTGTTGCTTGCGAACTCTAGACGGTTGGCTGAGAACATGACCGCATTACCGTGCGCAATCTCGTTCGCGGTGTAGGTCATCGACGTGACCACGAATCCGAGCTGCACGGCGAAAGGCTCGATGCGCCCTTCATAGAAGCTGTTGAATGTGTCTTCGTCGGCCTTGTTCATCACTATGTCTTCGTTCGAGCCGAAGAACCTATATGCGCTCTTCTCGATGCGCTCCATCTGCTCCGCATCGACCGTGTAACTCTGCGGCGTGACCTGCACAACATCAGAAAAAAGCTTGTCGTAAACGGCTATTCCTCCCGCGTTGTCGGCTGAAAGCTGAGCGTTGAACTCCTTGCGAGCCTTGTCTCTGTCGCCATCGTTGCGGTTCTGGCTGAGCTTTCCGATGAATCGTATTGCCGCGCCCTGCTTGATGGCCGCTTGCTCGGCTTCGTTCTGCGCGTGCATGAGTTCGAGCGTCGGCTGAAGTACGTTCGTCCCGTCGCCGAAAAGATCGCTGCGGTACTGGTGCCGCGTCATAACGCCAACTCGCGACCACTCAACAAGCGTTTCATCGCCAGTTGGGAACGTGAGCATGAGCCATAGCGCGCCGTCAACGTCATAGGCGGTGCATTGCCCCGGAAGTATCGGGTAATACCCGGTGATGGTAGAGCCATCGTCTGACAGCATGGGAACTATGAGCGCCGTATCGTTCACCTGAAGCATAGTCCAAACGCGCTTGATGAACTGCGGCGTTGTCATCCACGGGTTAGGCTGATGCGCGAGCGCTCGGGCTGCTACCGGCTGAGCATAGCCGGAAACTTCGGGCTTCAGCTTGCTTGCGTGGTCTGCGCCGCTCTCGATGATGCTTCGCGTCAGCTCGGCTTCGTAAAGCCCGCCCTGCCATGTCGTGAAGCTCGGCGCGTAGGCCGTGAACGTGCTGAAGTAGCCGTTTACAGCTTGCATCTGCGGACGGTGGAACACCGCATCGAAGAGCGAGCGCACGAACGGTTGTGATCTGCTCAACTCTAACCTCCTATCATCGCGCGGTAATCGTCCGCAATGTTCTTCATCGCAATGAACGCGTCGCACTCAGCCGCCCACGCGTCTATGCGGTTGCGCGGGTCTTGGTTCTTCTTGTCCGGCTGAATGTTTCCGTTCACGTCGGTTCGAATGGCGACGTTTGAGCGGCACCATTCGGCAATCGGGTTGGCGTTGTCCACGATGCGCCCTTCCTTGTAGAGCGCTCGAAGCTCCTTCATCGGCATAGAAAGCGTTTGCGCACCCTGAATGACCTTTTGCAGGTTGTCCGCGCCGAAATAGTCTTCGTATGCTTCGACGGTCGGAACGTCGCGCATGTGCCACGGGTCGTAGCCGCACGCGACGGCATAGATGCCGTACTTGTCCTGCACCTCGGCCACCCAATCCAGAACGTCGCGCTTGTCCATGATGGGCGTTTCGCACGTTCGCATAAGCCCGCGTGCAATCCACGCGTCGTAAGGCACGCCGTCGCGCCCGCCGCGCCGCCCCTCGCGCTCGGCTTGTTCCAAGGCGCGAAGCGGTATCCACGCCATGTGAAGCGCGTAGATGTTCGGGTCGTTAGGCCGCTGCATGAGAAGACACGCGGCGGTAAGGTCGGTTGTGTCCGCCGCGTCAATGCCAAGAACGGCATAGGTGAAAGAGCCGTCGCCGGGGTCGAAGGTCGCTTCGTTATGGATTTCAGCCCACGTGAGCCAAGCTTGCGACTGGTTCTCTATCAGGTTGAAATCTTTAACTAGCAGCGTCGGAAGGTAAGTTGCATCGTCCTTCGCCTTAGAAACGTTCTGGCGAAGCGCCGAAAGCGATTTGATGGTGCCAAGACCGGGGTTCGCCTTAATCCAAGCGCCTTCGTCTTCCCATTCCTCGCGTTCGTCAAGCTCGAATATGAAAGCGATGAATCGCTCTGCCTTCTCGCCGGTGGCCTTGCCGTCAAGCCATTTGGTCGCATACTCGTACTGAGCATCGAAGATGCTATTGCGCACGAATCCGTTAGTCGTTATCTCCAACACGAGCGGCTGACGGCGTGCGGACGTGCCCTGCATCGTCAGGTCGTATAAATCGCGGTTCTTCATCGCGGCCAGCTCGTCAACGATAGCGCCGGAAATGTCCAAGCCGTCAAGATGGTTCGTGTTGGCGCTCAGCGCGCGGATGCTCCCCATGTTCAGATCGCAGTAAAGGTCTGCAACGCGCTTGCGGATGTGCTTTGCGAGCGCGGGGCTGGTCTGTACCATGCGCCACGCGTTGTTGAAGCCCTTTGCCGCCTGATCGCGCGCGGTCGCAACGTTGTAGACTTCCGGCGCGCCCTCATCGTCGTTCACGAGCAGGTCAAGCTCAATCGCTGACGCAAGCGCCGTCTTACCGTTCTTGCGCCCCATAATCCAGAGCACTTCTCGGTACTGCCGCACGCCCTCGGCATCCACGAAACCGAAGACAACCGAGAGAATGGCGCGTTGGAAAAGCTCTAGCTTGAAATCGTGCCCCAAGCGCCCTGACGGTAGGCGGCAGAAGCTTTCGATGAAGCGAACGTGCTTCTGCGCGTATTCCTCGCGGTAGTGGTACGGGTATAGCGGGTCGGTGTTGTCCATGCCCTGAAGCACGATTGCGGCAACCTGCTTCATCTTGCCGCATGCGGTTATGTCGCCGCGCAGGATGCCGCCGAAGTAGTCACGTATGGCGCGCTCGCACGAACCGGGCTTTGCGTTAGCCGTACCGCGTTTCATTGATGAAATCAATGAGCGCGTCGGCTGCGGCGGTGCCGTTGGGCATCATGTCGGTTAGCTGCTTCACGCCGCGTGAGAACGTGGTGAAAAGCTTGTTGTATGCGCTGAAGCCGGGGTGCTCGCGCAGCCCGGTTTGCCCGCCGCCGTTGTCGTACTCGGTGAAGATATCTTCGTAGAGCAGGTCGGCGCGGGCATCGTCAAGCTTGACCTTCAGAAACGCGAGGTTCGCTAGAAGCGGCATGACGGTTTTTCGCTTCTCGTCGGGAATAGCACCCTTGGTGATCTCGCGCAGCTTTCGAAGCTCGCTATCTACGCGCTTCTGCTTCGAAACCGGCCGCTTCGGCGGGCTATTCCCGGCAACCTTCGGCGAAACTTTCGAAGTATTGCCTACTTTTGCCGTCATCGCAAGACCACCCCCCTTTCAAAATCCGGCGCGCGCATGAAATTACCTCCCGGCGTTGGTGCCCTAGGCACCACCTGCGTTTTTCAGACCGGGGGGATTGTCTCGCGGGTTTACCTGCGGTTTTGCGTCCGCTTTCTCGCGGTCGCCCTGTGTTGTGTCGCGTTTGTGTGTCAATCGCCAAGCGATATCAAATTGCCGTCGCTGTCGAAGGCCAGCCCTTGCCTAGTTGAACCCTGCCTTATCCAACCATGCACCTTCTTATGGCATCGGTCGCATAGGCTAACAAGGTTGCTTGGGTCGGTAGCAATGCTTGGGTCGCTGATGTTCGCTGGCGTAAGCTCGATGATGTGATGCACCATGACTGCGGGCGTGATCTCTCCCTGCTGCAAGCAGTGCTGGCATAGGTGAGCGTCACGCGTCAATGCCGCGTCTCTGGCGCGTTCCCAATCGGCGGAAGCGTAGAAGGCGCGCGAGAAGTCCTTAGCCATGCGCACCCCCAAACAAAAAGGCCACGAGCGCTGCCGCCCGTGGCCTTACCTAATCCACCGTACCGAACTTTAGCAGAATGCGGAAAGTGAACGCAAGTGCCAATCTTAGGCGTTCTTCAATTTCGCCCATCCTACGCGGTCGATGTAGGCGAAGCCAGCCTTGCATAGTTCGCGGCACCATTGCTGCGAGCACTGCATAATGTCCGCTATCTCCGCCCATTCCTGCGCCTGAAGGTAGCCCATGCAGATTGCGTCGGCGTATCTGGTGCCTTTGAGCTTGGCAAGCCCGCCGCGTCCGTCTTGCCCGTAAAGCAGTTCGCACGCTTCTTCAATCATTCCTTGCGCGTCGCTGATTCGCCGCTGCAACCTGTCTTCGAAGTCGATACGCTGCAATATCGAGAGTGACCCATCGGAAACCTCACCGCCCCCGCGCCCCTCCGTGTAGCTCTGCGCTTTGGCACCTTCTTTGGCCTTCATGCGTTCGAGCATATCCCGCGCCTTATCGGTCTTCACCACCTCGGCGCGGATACCCTCGAAATACTCCTTGGCTTTCAAGATCGCGTCACCTACTCAACGCCCGTGCTTCCGAAGCCGCCCGCGCCGCGCTCGGTGTCGCTCAGCTCATCGACCGGCACAAGATCGCAAGGCACGTAAGGCATCACGACAAGTTGGCAGACGCGCGTTCCCGCTTCGAGCGTAACCGTCTCATAGCTCTGGTTGATGAGAGCCGCGCAGACCTCGCCGCGATAGCCGCTGTCGATAACGCCAACACTGTTCGAAAGCGTGATGCCCTGCTTTGCCGCAAGGCCGCTGCGCGGGAACACCAGCCCCACGCAACCGCTCGGAATCTCGACGGCAAGCCCGCAGCCGACAACGCACTTCTGCATCGGTTCGAGCGTGACAGTCTCGGTAATGCGAAGGTCAAGCCCAGCATCGCCCTCATGCGCATAGCGCGGCATCTCGATTCCCTCATTGACCTTCTTAGCGCGAAGCTTCCTACCAATCATTAGCGCACCCCCAGAACATGACGCGTGACGCGCACGCTTCCAGCCTTAACCCACTTGCCGCCGTAAGTCTGACCCTTCGGGCGGATAACAACCTTGTTGCGGTGGCTCATCGCGACAACTTGAAATTCGCTGCCCTCATGCTCCACCGTGTCGTTTAGGAAAACGAGCTTACCCGCCGAATCGACCGGGAACGAAGCGGCGCTGGCGTATGCCGCGACCTCCGGCACGAGCACGACATAAACGGGCTGCTTGATCTCTGCGCCCTTCTTCTTGATTCCGAGCATCCTTCTTCCTCCTAAAACGGTACGTCATCGTCGTAAAGGTCTGGCGCTGTCGGTTGCACTGGCGCAACGGGCGATGGGTCGCCGGTTGCCATCGCAAGACCGGGCGCGGCTGCGTTCGCTTGCGCTGGTGATTGCGCATCGCGCTTGTATTGCATGAGTTCCACGTCATCAACGCGCACTTCCCAGCGCTTGATGCTCTGTCCGTCCTTCTGGTAGCTGCGAGTGTGTATGCGTCCGAGAAGCGAAATCTTGGTGCCCTTGCGAAGCCACGGCGCGAGCGCTTCGGCGCGCTTGCCGAACATGACGCAATCAGGCCAGTTGGTGTATTCGCCCCACGTTCCGTCTCCGTTCGGCGTGCGCTCATTGACCGCCAGCGAGAACGAAACGACGGGGTTTCCGCTCTTCGTGTAACGCAGCTCTGCATCTGCGCCGAGATTTCCCGAAAGCGTGATCTTGTTAAGACTCATCGTTATCCTTGCCCTTCCTCTTTATGAACACGTCGATGTTTCTTGGGATAACCGAAAAGCTATGCAAGTCCCTTATCGCGTGGAGGATTTCGGTAAGCCGACAAGCAATGCACGTCAAACACGCAAGCAGGGCAACAGTAAAAATGAAACTGATGATGTACTCGACACTATCAGCGTTCATGCGAACACCTCCATGAGCGCCGCGCGCTGGTTAGCGCCAAGGCCGCGAAGGCGGCGCGATTCGGAAATGTGCAGCTTTCGCATGGTCTGCTGCGTGCGGGCGAATCCGTAGCCCGGTGCGGCCTTGATGAGCGTAAAGACCTTCATTCGTGCCACGGTGTCATCGGTGCCAGCCATGTTTAGCACGTCGGGCACGCTGTAAGAGCCGTCGGCAACGCCCTTCAAGATCGCGGCGCGGCGCTGGCGTGCGGCCTTCGCCTTTTCGAGGTTTTCGCGGCGCTGCTCAGTTGTCAGATTCGGAATCATCTTCGTAACCTTCCTTCTCATAGGTGATGTACTCGTTGCCGTGCGTCAGCTTGACGGGCGGCGTGTAGTCCTTCAGGGCATCGTCAACGCTGCCGTTCATCAGCTTTCGTTTGAGCCGCGCCCAGTCATCGTCGTTAAGCTCAATGGTTTTCATCGCACCTCATTTCTTCGTGATGCGGTAGGTGCCAGTGAGCTTCAAGCCCTTCAACGTCCGCAAGATGTGCTCTGCGTGCTCCTTGCCTAAGATGGTTAGCGTTTGCGTCGGAATCGTGATCTCGTAGACCGTTTGCGCTTCCCGCTTCTCGCGTTCCCACATCTGCTTTAGGGCGGCTTCGGTCTTCGCCAACGTCGCTTTCATTTCCTTGCTCAGCTTCGGCGTATCGGGCTTGAAATCGAACGTTTGCGGCTCCACTGGCACCATCCCTTCTCACGATTGCCTGATAATTACTTCTTATCTGGCACTGGCGGTCTTAACCCATGCAGAAAGCGGCGGTTTATCTCGCGTTTCGTCCTCGGTCGCCGCGATGCCCGAAAACGGCGTTTTGGTTCACCTTTGGCACACCTCCTAACCCGCCGCACGGCGCTTCGCTTCGCTGAAGAGCTGAGCCGCCGCCGCGTCGCGTCCGGGCATCAGGTGGCCGTAGATTCGAAGCGTCGTTGCTTCGTCCGCGTGCCCCATGCGCTCAGATAGGGTCTTCAGGTCGCAGCCGTTGGCGATGAGCCACGAAGCGTGCGTGTGCCGCAAGCTGTGAAACGTGATCTCTCGCGGCAGTCCGCATGCGTCGCGTATGCGGCTGAAAGCCCGTGAAATCGTCGTTGGGCGCATGTAAGAGCCGTCTAGCGTCACCAGTGGGCAATCTGCGCCCAAACGTCCCAGAACGGCGCTCTGAAGCTTCGTGAAGGCATCAATGACCGCGATATCGTCTTGCGTAAGCGCGACGTTGCGGCACTTGCGGCCTTTGGTGACGTTTCGGCGATAGGGCTTCTTGCCCTTGCCCTCAATGACGTTGCCGCCGACGTGGACGTATGACAGGGCGCGCTTAACGTCGATGCGCTGCACCGCGCAGACCTCGCCAACGCGCATGCCGGTAACGAGCGACAGCCACGAAGCGAAGGCGTATACGGCGGCGCGGTAGTCGGCCTTCGTCACGATCTCCTTGCTAAGCGCGCCTTCCAGCTTTCCGTTGAATCCCTCGAAGTCCCATTCGGTGAGCGCCGAAGCTTCGTGCCGTTCCGGCGACGGCTTGGCGACGTACACCAGCGGGTTAGCGTCGCATATGCCAGCGTCTACGAAGTGGTTATAAGCGCCGCGCAAAAAGTTGTGGACGTTGATAACGCTATTGCGGCAAAGACCTTGCCCGCCTTCGTCTTTCGCCATGAGCAAGCGTTGCTCAAAGCGGTTGAAGTCCATAACGCCAAGATCGCGTGCGTTTGCGGTCTTCAGGTAACGTGCGACGTAGCGGCAGAACAGCCGATAGCTCTTAATGCTGTTCGGGCTTGCGCCGTTGCGCTCGCGCATCTGCACGTAGTCTTCGAGCAAATCGGTCAAGCGGGCGCTTCTAACCGTTCCGTCAGCCGTCACGTAAGCCTCCCACGTCTCAGCGAGGGCTTGCGCTTCCTCTTCGGTAGCCGCATTCGGAAACCGCTTGTAAGGGCGAATCGCCTTGCCGTCGATGCTGCGCCCAAGGTACAACCGGCACTCGAAAACGCCATCTGCACCGCGCTTGACCTTAACGCCCATCATGACCACTCGCAGTTTTCACGAATCCGCGAAGGGCAGTTATCGTCGTGGCAGTCCACGCAATCCAACGGCTCTTTCCTGATGTTGAACTCAACTATTCGATACTTCAGAGAAAATCGGATGAGCAGCAGCAGGGCATGAGCAAGCGAGTTGGTAAATTGCCCGTTCCAGAACGGGCAAAGTCCGCTCATCGCACCGCGAACCTCATACTTGCCACCCATGCTAATTACCGGCCTTCTTGAAGGCTCGAAGCACGCAGACCGTCGCAAAGACGATGAAGAGAGCGTAGGCGAGAAGCCCGAACCCAGCGCCGAAGAAAACTCCAACGGCGACGCTAGCCACGATAGACAGGACGGAGAACAGCACGACTGCCAAACAACCGTAAACACCGCGCTCGGTGATCTTGCTTTCGTCCATTACTGCTCACCGCCTTCAATCTCGTTGCGAGCAATGGCGGCGTTAGCCCACATGATGCACTCTTCGAGCTTCGTAAAAGCAAGCGATTTCTCGCGGCTTTCCGGGCATTCGCCTTGAATGGTCACGGCAAGCCCTCGCGCGGTGCTGCGCAAAAGCTCGAATCTCGCGGGCTGGTCGCCGTGCGGGGCGTGGTAGGTGAAATTGCGCGTAATGGTCTTCGTATCCACGTGTTGCCTCCTAAAACGAAACCGATATGAGCGCTAGGAACACAAGAAACAGGGCGATTGCCAGAAGCGATTGATAAGCCCAGTAGCAGACGCACCAGAAGGCGGCTATAGTCGCTACGGTGGCAATCGCGCAAAGAACTATCTGGTAACGCTTCACTTCTTGCCTTCAATCTCGGCAATCAGGTAGTCAAGGCACTGCTTGCACTTCTGCAAGTCCTGAACACCGCCCTTGCGCCGCCAGCGCCAGATGTACTTGAAGGCTTCCGCCCACCAGTGGGCGGCGATGGGCGGCAAGGCGTACTGGTCGCCGCTCATCATTGAGCGCATAGCGTCCATGCACTCAATCTGACCGTCGCCCGCGTAATGGTCGGGATGCTCGACGGCGTTTCCCTGCGAAAGCTCCGCAAGGCTCTTGGCGTTTTTCGTCTCAATCATCGGTAGACAACTCCAATCATCCATTCGCAAACCCACCTGTAGAACGCCCGTAGAAATGGCTGAACGTTCGTGTCATCAGCCCAACCGGCAATGCCAATGAACCCGTCTTCGTTGAACGAGATTGCTTCGCGACCTTGGAAGTAGAAGCCGCTCACGCGCAGGAAGGCGCTCTTGATGCCCACGCCGTCTTCGGCGAGGTTGATTTGCGGCTGGTACTTCTTGCGGTACGCCGGGCGCATTTCCATGTGGTGCCCGTCGCGCTCGTGCCGCGCGTACTCGATTGCAAGGAATCCTTCGAGCGCTCGAATGTCGTTCCAAGCAATCAGCTCGTATGAGAGCTTGCTTGCGAACAGCTCACGCGCAGCGTCTCGTGTTGTCGGTGCAATCATGCTTTCACCCCCAATTCGCCTGATTGTTGAAAACTCTGTTGAAAAGCTGTGTAAAACCGCTCTGCTGTCGCACGAATGAGCCGCACAAAACAAGGCCGCAAAGAGAAGAAGCAAGAGAAGAAACCTTGCTTGATAGGTTGACCAACAAGCACGTTCGGCGGGTTTTGGTTTTGGTTCAAGGAACCAAAACCCGCCTTATCTTGTTTTGTTTTGTTTTGTTTTATGGTTAGGCGACCATTTGCGAGTGGGTTTAGCCAACCTAAAACCAGCGGTTTTGCATTGGGTTTACAAGTCATGTCTTTACACCTCCTGACCTGCTGAATCGTTGTTCTTTGCGTTTTTGCGCGGCCTTCCGCCCTTGCGCCCGTTTGCGCGTTGGCGACCGAAATAAAGCGCGTTTTTGAGCATCCGAAAGTTCGTCAAGAAGCCGTCAGGATCGCGTTCGAGAAGCCCGATATCCAACAGCTCAGAGACGAAGGATTTGCAATCCTCAATCGCCATGAACTCATCGAACGCGCCGGATTGCCCGAAGCCGAGAACGCCCGCGAGAATAAGCGCGTCTTCCTCCGTCTCGAATGCGATGCGGTGTCCTTTGGTCGCCGCCAGATACTCGCAGAGCCGCCACCAGCGCCCGTATCCGTCATATCCCCGGCGATGTATGAGCCTTTGGCACTTAACGTCCTGAGAAGCGTTTGAATCGTGCGAGAAGAAGGCCATAGGCTCTTGCGCGGCGGTCGTTTCCTCCCTTGTAGGCACGTTGTCACCCCCTAACCGTCTTCCTCGTCGCCGAACTCGCACGCCTTGCCGCGTTGATGCCATCCGCTCCATACGCAGCGCCCTATCTCCCGGCAGTTCGTCCAAATGTCGCGCCCTCGAAACGTGCAGCAGGTCTTGCCCTTCCAGCGCAGCGTTTCGAACTTGCATGCTTCGGGGTCTGGCATCGGCGGTTCGCCGAAATCGAGCGGCAACGCTTCCTGCGCGCTATTCCGTCTCATCGCTCGAAATGTCGTAGGCGATAGAGCTGCCAACGTAGGTGAGCAGCTTTTGCATGTTCTTAACGGCGCTAGGCTCAGGCTTCGCGTCCTCTTCAAGCAGCGTGTCAACCCATGCGAGGGTGCCGCGAATGATCGCGAGCGTTGAGGGCATGTCGATATCGAGCGCTTCGCCGGTCTTCTGGTTAAGGAGCGTCATGCTCCCGTTCAGCGCGAACGTCGATGCGCCGACCTTGGCGATGGTGCCGGTGATTTCCTTACGCTTCATCTTTCTTCTCCTTGTCGAACATGGACGTTCTAAGCTCGATGCGCATTTCCGGGTGCCGCTCTAGCAGCCATCGAGCGAGCAAAGAACTGTCGCTGTTGTTGATTCCGTAGGTGTGTTCGTTGCCCTGATCGTCAACGAAGGGAACGCCAACGAGCTTCACGGTGCCTTCGTAGCGCTGCTTCTCGATGAGATACTTAGTTGAGACGCGAAGCCCGCGAGCGTCGATTGCGAGCGCCGTAAGCTCGATTTCGCGCAGCGCCTTCGGGTTCTTCTCGCACCACTCCTTGAACAGGTAGCGCCTATCGGCGACCTTTAGCGGCATCGAGTAGACGCGCTGGCGCTCATCGCGCATGACGGCTTCGAGCGGTCGCGTGTAGTTATCGGTGTCCATGCGGGCACCTCGCTTCGCGGCTCATGACGCGTCGCAATGCTGCTTCCGCTTCCGCCCTGCTCGCCGAGGGCGCTACCGGTAGCATCTGGCGGCGATACACGGTGCCGATGCCCCGGTTTTCAGGCGTGCTATCGTCTTCCTGAATGCGAGCCATCCAGAAGCCCGCGCTGTCGCGGTAGACTTCGGCCTTCATGACCACATCACGCGCCAGAGAGCGCGCCCAACCACGACGTAGAGCGGAACGAGAAGCCACCAGCCCACGCTTTCGCATAGCCAGAGCAGCGCGTTGCACGCAAGCGCCGGGATGATTCCCGACATGGTGAGAGCCGCGAGCGCATACAATCCCCAGCGCTTCCAGCGCGGCATGCGCGCTATACTGTCTTCTGTCAATTGGTAAGCCCCATTTGACGCGCCCGTTCGGTGCTGCAACACCGGGCGGGCATCTTTCTTCGCAGCAACCACGCGATAACGAGAGCCGTAATCTCGCGGTAGAACTGACGTTGCGCGGCATCTAGGCCGCACGGTTCGTGCATCCGTAAAACCACCCCCAAAACCACCGGTTCTAATGTCGGTTTTCATTCTTGGAAACCTCCGTTTTCTTGACGGGTTCCGCAATGCTCTTTCCCATCCAGAAGCCCAGCGCGCCGATTCCGAAGAGCCAGACAATGAACGTCGGAACGCCCATCGGGCTTAGCAGGGCAATGACGATAAGAGCGATGCCAAGAGCGAGCATTAGGCCGTCTCCTTCCACCCCATAAGCTCGTTAGGGCTTTTGCGCACGACGCGACAGATAGCAACGATCTTGTCAGCGCCCGGCGTATAGCCCTCTCCGCTCTCGTACTTCACGATTGCGTCTTTGGACACGCCGACAGCCTTAGCAAGCTCTTCCTGCGACATGTCGAGCGCCGCGCGGGCAGCTCGAAGATTCGCAGCAAAGACTTCCTTGTTGAATCCCATGCTTGTTCACCTCCTTCACCAATAAGTGCTAACCACGTTAGCAACTGTAACGGAACAATAGACAAGCAAAGTAGCTATGTCAAGTGAAAACAAACAATTTCGTTGTGAATTAGCTAACTACGTTGTACTATGCACTTGTACGAATAGCGAAGGAGGGTAGCGGTGAACGTCCAACTTATGAGGTTGCGCAAAGCGGCGGGCTACTCAAACAGGGATGATTTCGCGAAGAAGATTGGTGTAAACAAATACACCTATCGTTCTTGGGAATCTGGCGCGGCAATGATGAACGCTGAACAGGTATGGAATTGCGCCGTTGCCCTAGGCTGCACGCCAAACGACATTCTCGGCTGGTACGAAGACCACCCGCGAGAAGACAGCGGCGAGCGCTTAACGTCTGAAGAGCGCGAAATAGTAGGTTGCTACCGAGAAAGCACGCCGCAATGGCGGCAGAACATAGCCATGACAGCCCGCGCAGCAGCGGGTGAATCTAAAGAGGCTGCCAAACGTGATCTACCTGCAACCGAAGAGCGGGCGGCGATATAGATGAAGACGCTGTGGCAATCACTAAAATCGTTGTATGGAGTAGTTAGTTTTCTCACGCTGATAATCGGCTCGTTCGGAGCGTTTGGTATTAGCGTGGTTATACCGTCTGCTCCGCCGTGGGTTTCAGCGGTCATCTTTGCAGTTTCGTTCATAGCGGGGTTTCTGTATGGCAGCTTTGGCGCTGACAGAAGAGCCGAGATTGAAACGAAAAAGGCTTATGAAACAGAACGCGCAAGGGTCGAGACTGAAGCGGCAGAGAGAAGGCGCGATCTCGCATCCGCTGCTGAAGCTGACAGAAAAGCCCGGGACGCTCGAAATAACCAGTCCTTCAGGGACGCTATAAAGTGTCTCGATTTTGACAGCAAGGTTCTTCTTTGGCACGTCTACTCAAACGGAGACTACAAGGTTGAATCCGGTACGTGTCTTCAGGACATTTGCGACATATTGGAAGAACTAATTGATGCTGAATATATCGAGACAGAAACGGTTGATTTCGGAGTTACCGCATATCGAGCAACCGACGAGACAAGAGGTTATATAGAGCGCAACGAAGACCTGTTTAGAAACGCAAGGAAGAGAGATGAAGGCGATTTGATACGTAGGATGTTCTGAAACAGAAAAAAGCCCCACGCGGCTTAACTTGGCGGTTGCGCGCGGGGCATGGTCGAATTGAGCACTTTGTGGTGCTCGCTTCAAGAGGTGATTTTAGCATGGTCAAGAACCGAGCTGCCATATATGCGCGCTTTAGCTCGCACAATCAGCGCTCAGAGAGTATCGAGATACAAGTTGAGAACTCGCGCGTGTTCTGCGAGCGCGAGGGATTGCAGATCGTGCACGAATACTGCGACTACGCGCAGACGGGGCGCAACATCGACCGCGCCGAGTTTCAGCGGATGATGAGCGATGCCCGACACGGGCTATTTGATTATGTGGTGATCTACAAGGTAACGCGCATCATGCGCAACCGCGATGAAATGTCGCTTGCGCGAATCATGCTCCGCAAGGCTGGCGTAGAAATCCTATACGCTGGCGAGGACATTTCCAGCGGGTCAAGCGGCGTTTTGCAGCTGGGCATGCTTGAAGTTCTCGCTGAGTATGAGAGCGCGCTAGACAGCGAGCGCATAAAAGACGGAATCCAGAAGAACGCGCAGCGGTGCATGGCAAACGGTCGCACTCTGTACGGGTGGGATATCGTAGAAGGCCGCTACGTCATCAACGAGCGCGAAGCGTCCGTGCTTCGCAAGATGAAGAACATGCTGTTTTCCGGTAGCTCCGTAGCCGATATCGTGCGCGCCGTGAGCGCCGAGCGAAGCAAGCGCGGAGCAAAGTTCAATCAGGATACCGTCACAAAACTACTGAAGCGCGTTCAGAACGCGGGTGTCTACAAATACGCGGGGCACGAGGTCGAAGGCGGGATGCCCGCAATATGGACGCAAGCCGAACAAGACATGATTAACAACATACTTGGCGACCGGCACCGGCCGCGCCGCAAGGTCAACTCAACACTAGAGTTTCCATTGTCCGGAAAACTCTACTGTTCGAAGTGCGGCGCGCCAATGGCGGGCACAAGCGGCACATCGTGCACGGGTTCGACGTATCACTACTACAAGTGCCGCAAGTGCCGCCGAACCGTGCGGCGTGATCTCATAGAAGACGTTGTTTGCGACATGACCTTGCAAGCCGTTGCGCGCGAAGACGTTAGGCGGCGCATAGCAAGCGGGATGGTTGAGTTTCAGGAAGAGCAACCGAAGGAACAATCAAGAAGCTATGCGATAAAGAAAGAGCTGAAGAGGATTGACCGCACCTTTGAACGAATCTGGCAAGCCATAGAAGACGGGATAGCTCCACCCGGCGGAAGAGAGCGAACCGAAGAACTGAAGCAGCGCAAAAGCGAGCTTGAAGCGGAGCTGCGCATAGCCGAGCGGGAAGAAGCGTTTAACATCGGCGTTGACGAACTCATGCTGTGGCTCGATGATGCGGCGGAAAACCTAACGCCCGAAGTGATCTTAAACTCATTTGTTCGATTCGCGGAAATCGACGGGAAGACGCTTAACGTTTACTTCGCGTTCGACCACTACGGAAACGATTTCAGCCCGAAAAAGAAAAAAGCCGAACCATGCCCCGAAGGGCATAGTTCGACCAATTCTTGCATGGTGGAGGCGCGGAGAATCGAACTCCGGTCCACGAAAGCCCCCTGA